AGGACAAAACGCCATGACAACGTCACGCGAGTTGTTGCAGCAGGCTTTGGACGATCTTCTGGACTATCGCAACCGAGACACAAACAAAACCATCGAAGCCATCCGCGCCCACTTGGCAAAGGAACCGGAGCCGGTTGCTTGGCAGTCAATTAGCGGAAATCTTGCTTACTCAAAAGAAGCATTCACGCCAAGCACTAGGGTATTTTCAAAGCCGCTTTATCGCAAGGAGGACATGTGAAACCAACTGATACAAGATGGGAAGCCAACGACAACGGTGAAGTGATCTGCGTATTCCACGGTGACCACCACCGCAGGACTATTGCGGTGCGCGATTATGACTTTCCAGTTCAGCCGTGGAAAGTGGCACAACTAATGAACAATGCTTTTGACTCTGGCGTTAAGGCAAAGGCGCAACAGATTCGAGAGGAGCTAGGGTTATGAATCTCTCAGAACTCATCAAACTGGCGGATGCTGTCTATAGCCCAAACAAAGATGACTGGGAATTGAAACAAGCCTTGCTACATTTTGATCGTGCAGCAAACCCCGCCACCGTCAAGCGCATGGCTGAACTGCTGATGCAGTGTCGGGAGGCTTTGGTAGCGCACAGAGAGTCTTACATCAACGACGATGAATTGGTACATGAAGCACTCGCTGCACTAGACGCTTTCGAAAAGAAATAACCACTTTCGCGCCATCGGCGGAGATCAATCAACCCAGATCAGGGTAGGTTCTTCACTGCACCCGTCGATGGCGCACCTAACACATGGAGGAACAATGTTTTCAGCATTTGCATTAGCGATCAACAACATCAGCAGGGAGTTCAAACCGATCGTCCCCAAGCAGATCCGCACACCGAAGCCCCCTCCGCCGCTGCGGGATAAGGTATGTGTCTCCTGCGGGAAGCCGTTTCAAACCAGATCCCACAACGGCGCAACCTGCTCGGTGGAGTGCCGCAAGGCAGAGAAGAAAGCCCGACGCAACAGCAGCAGGGTTCTCAAGTTGCGCACCGCCAACTGCGTGATATGCGGTACGGAGTTCTCCAGTTCCGTGGTCAATAAGATGACATGCGGCGACGATTGTGCGAAAGCATACGCCCGATCCCAATACGCTGTGCATAGCAAGCGCAGGCACGACAAGTTAGTCGAGCGATTGTTGGCTGAACAGGTGGCGGCGGTCAAAGCCGAGAACGACGCCCTGCCGAAGCGCCGTTACGAAACGATGGCTATGAAGTTTGAGGCCCATGTTGCGACTGTTAAGGCAGAACACGATGCCTGTCCGAAGCGTAACTGCGTCTTGTGCGGGAAGGAATACCCGGTCAAGTTGAGAGCGCAGCACCAGAAGTATTGTGGAACGCGCTGCCAAACGCGTTCATCTAAAGCACGGGAACGTCAGAAGGCCAAGGAGGCGAAACATGACTGAGCAACCTGTGTATGAGATCAAGACCGTTGGTGAAGATGTGCTGTGCAGCGCCAGTGCTGTTCCCACTGTTCGCAACAAGCGCCCACCGTGGATCGACAAGTACAAGCCCTTCATGGCCCGTGTGCGCGGCGGCACCATCAACATGGCCCGTCCGTTTGTCCGCGCTGCGCTGCCGGTCTATAAGCGCCAGATGGACACGGAGAACATGACCATCATCAGGATCAAGTCGCATCGGTACTACTTGATGGACGCCATTACAGGGACGCTGTACCACGAGAGCGGCAGGTGCGTGTCGAGTGATGATCTCACCGTGACTGTTGATGCCAAACCTAACCACGCCGAGGCAAAGCGTATCCTGATGACCTTCGACAACTCGCCATCGGAGTTCCTGAATGCGGACGCTGCCTGACGAGTTGTCCTATGGTGAGTACCTCGATCTATGCGTCGAGGATGATAACCCGCACCCGCTGTGCTACGAACACTGGCTCCAGTGGTGCAAGATCTTAGGGATAGTTACGAAAGGCGATAGCGATGCCAGTTGAAGATCACGCGGTCCACCCGTCTGTTGTGCGGGATAGACCCCGCGCTGGCTGTTACAACAGGCAGTATCTGTTGGACAGCTATCCGGTCGAGGAGAAGCAACTCATCGACGGCAAGTTCGTCAGGGTGACTGTTACAGTCGAACACACCATGAGCGCCCTGTGCCGTGCCATCGGGGAGAAGGTGGATGGTCGGTGGAAGCCGCTGGACGAGTGCGTGGGCTGCGAGGCTCCCAAGGATGTGCCTTACATCGACAAGAGCCGTCGAATGATTGATAATTGTTAGTTGTGGTTAGGCGTCCAACGGTCACATGCCGATTAGACACGAGCGCCTAGTAGTGGGACTGTTCGCCATCCCCCCTAGCGAACACCCTGCTACATCCTCCCACCATGACGGCGGGCATGGTTAATCGGCAAACCCGCCACCCTTTCTATTGGAGGAATACATGAGTGATGAAAAGCAAGTAGGTGGAAGCCACTACATCAGCCTGAAGATCCCCCCGTGGGATGTCATGCAGGCATGGTTCCCTGAGTCATTCCCTGACTACCTGCTAATGAACGCCCTCAAGTACATCGCCCGCAACAAGTGCGACAAGCGCGAGGATATTCAGAAGGCCATGCACTACTTGGAGAAGTGGCTTGAACTTACTTCGTCACCTTTTGAGTCTTCTCAAACGTCCGCAGACCACCTATCCCAAGAAGGCCCGTGATAACCACCCATAGCAAGTCCTGATTGAGTTGCGGCGGTGCGGGCCATCCCTTCGATGACCCGTACCACGCCAGCATTGGCTGAATGATCGTGGCGTAGCCGAACCCACAGCCGCCGACCCAGCCGAAAAACGGCCTCCATCCTGCAACCCAGACAGACGGATGCGTCGCCTCGCGGGCGTTGATCTCAAGTTGGGCAAGTACCTGCTTGAACTCGGATTCCGCCGCCATCTTCAAGAACTCGGCCTCGGCTTCCCTGCGTTTCTCAGCATCAGGAAAGAAGCGGTCGAGAAGTTTTCCGCCAAAGTCAAACAGACTGCCTAGTAGCATTGGGTTCATTCGTCCTCCGAGTCTTTATCTGAAAACGGTGCTACAAGAAGAGCGATCAATCCTAGTACCAGGAGTGATGCTACTGTCAGTAGTCCTGCGATTGCCAAAGTTTGGAGATCAAGCATTATCAAACATCTCTTTCTCTGCCATCCTTCGTCTGGTTAGACCTGCTACGACTTTCCCTTTGACTTTGTCCCACCGGAGGAACTGGTTAGCTGCGCGGGTGTAGTCACCTTCATTGAGTACGCGAAGCAGGGTGGAAGACTGAAAGTTCCCACAGCCAAGGTTGAATACGAATGAGATGAGGGCGGCTCTCTGTCCTTCTGTGAGATGAGTCTTAACTGCCAAGTTGACACAGGTTTCGGCATCTTGCATGTCCTCTGACAGTCGTAACATTGCCTCTTCCATCGTGATCTTCATGACCTCTTTGACGTTCTTGGTACTACCTACTCCGATAGTCCAGACGCCTGCGGGGCATTTGTATGCTTCAAGCTCAATGCCCTCGAACTCGACAATGAGTTGCTGTGCAAGATTCCTGTATCTCACTTGCTCGGCCCCTTGAGAAAGGCTTCCCACAGGGTATGGACCATCCACACGGCGAAAGCCAACGCGCCCCATTCAACGACCTTGGTAACGGCTTTGTCCTTCACGCCTTCCCACCAGTCACCGAAGCGTTTGCGCTTGTCGTGGTCATAGCGGTGGCCCTCGAAGTCAGGCGTGCCGTCGGGTGCCTTCAGGAATGCGTCGGTGACGCTCTTGCACTTGTATGTAAAGCCACTCATCAGTTCCATGATCTCGGAATGGCGGCCCTCTGCTGCTTTCCTTGATTCCCCGATCATCTTAAGGATGTCGCCATACCGCTTCATCTCTTCTTCGGTATGGTTCTTGAATATGTCCTCGACGTGATCTACATGAGCCTTTAATCTCTCGTCCATGTAGTTGAGGATGTGGATTGGAATGCCTCTCCGTTCTTCACCGTGCCATTCAGCCTGTTCAGTCATGGATTAAACGCCGTCAAACGAATCGAGAAAACATACATAGCCTTGCCCTCAGTCTCCCGGCCCTGTGCGTAGCCTTGGAGTTTCCAGCCCCACTCACCCATGAAGGCCAGATCGCCGAACAGCGGCTTGATGACCTTGAAGTTCCAGTAGTTCCCCACGGTGCAGAAGTAAGAGCCAGCCACAGCATTTGCGCGGTTCTTGATCCACGGATTTCCGGTGAATGAAACTTTGTCGTAGCTGTTGATGGTTGCAGCGAGAGGGCCGTCCCATTCAAAGCTGTATGCCGGATTGCGATAGAGCCACGACAATGCTTGCAGGTATGAATGCGCGTAGTTCCACCGCTCTTCATGCCCTTGATCGCCCCAGTTGGGGTTATCCGTGGTGCCGAGGTACGACAAGGGATAGGGTAGCGTTCCGTCCTTGCGCACAAAGAGAGCAGTCACCGGAGCCAGCAGATAGGCCAGCAGGGTCATGCCGATGGAGAGGGGGAGAAGGGGGAAGTAGCGCAATTTACGCAACCCTTGTGATGGTGAAACTGGTAGGCACTTGGTTTGATCCGGTAGACGTGCCGTCTGTGTGCGCCCTGATTATGCTGCCTGCCGCCAAATAAACTGTAGTCGCACAGGCAGTGCCATAAGTTGCCTGCGCCAGCGTATAAACCAGCGCATCAGACAATGTAATCGAATAAATAGCAGTGGTAAGTTGGGATGAGTTAAGAGAAATTCCCATCCATGCACCACCAGAGAACTCGTCACAATAACTAATCGCATAAACGCCAGCCGTGTTGATAGTGAAACTAGCACCAAGAGTAGATGAATCAGCATAGGTAATATCCACGCCTTGGTTAGTTACCGTGTTAGTGAATCTGCGAATCTTGGTGTTCGTTGATCCGTAACCGTTTGCAGTATTCAACCGCACCATGCTCTGCGAAGTACCCTGCATGACCACCATCGTCCCATCAGCACTCGGCATCGTTGCCGTATTTCCATCGTGGTCAATAGTTCCAGAACCGTCGATAATCATCGTCATTTACCATTCTCCTTCATAGCCGCCGCTTCCCCGCGCAGTAAATCTTCATAACTGTTGTAACTTGCCTCGTAAAAGGTCATTTGGTTGATCCTTTATTCGTAGAGGTAAATCATGCGCGACGGACTAAAACACCGGAAAAGTATGTAAGTGCCGTGCCAGTGTCAGAGTTCTGTGTTGTTGATGAGTAACCATACAACTCGACGTAATCAGTAGAACCATTTAGATACAGCAGTGTATTTACGCTGGAATCGTAAGTTGTCACGAATTGTCCATGAGCAGCAACAGCACCATTTTTATAGATTGATGCTCTGACACTGTAACTATTTGAGCCATATTGAATCTTCCCACTCAGTTGGTAATATCCGGCGACAGCCGGTTGGAACCGTGAATTGGTTGCTGAATCAAATGCCCCGTCAGTATCAAAATCTTCTCCAGCGAGTGCGATCTTGACGTAGGACGAAGTAACACTCGTAACACCTGTCGCATACGCACGAAACGCTGGCCCTTGTAATGCCATCGTCCCACTAGCATCCGGCACCGTAATCGTCCGCGTCGTGCCTGTAGTAACCCCCGATACGTCGAATGCTGCGATCTTGCTATCGTCCGTGCCGTCATGCAGGCCAGTGTTTCCGTATTTGATTGACATTTATGCGGCCCTCACGAGAACGGCTTGGAAATATGTCTGAGTAGCAATACTAGCGCCGAATACCGGAGTAGTTGCTGATACATAGCCCCATAATTCAATGTAGTCAGAAGACCCATTCAGATATACAAGTGCGGACACTACCCCTCTGCCGACAGTTGCTATCGCAGGAGCGCCCTCTGTTCCAGATTTGAAAGTTGCTCCATTTTTGTATAGCTCAACAATAAACCGAGACATACCACTTGCCGCACCAAAATATATTTGCCCGTTGACTTGGTAGTAACCGGCAACAGTTGGTTGGAAACGGTAATTAGTGGAGTTATCGTAGGAGGATGCGGTATCAAATTCTTCTGTGTTGCACTGCACTTTCGTCCAAGTTGATGTGGTCACGCTTTGCGTTCCAGACATATATGCACTAAACGCCGGAATCCCGCCTCCCGGAATCTTCATAACCTCCGTAGGCGTCGCCCCCGTCATAATCCGCAGGGAGCCATCATCCGCGTTGCGGAGTGTTACGTTTGTCGCCGATGTGGAACCGGCGAGTATGGTTTCACTGTTGCTCATTTATGCCACCACCCATCTGGAGCCTGAAGGAATTGTCACGGTGATTCCGCTTGATATTTGGATAGGCCCAACGCTGTGACCGTTGTAGTTCGTGGTCATGGTGTAGTTTGTGCTGATCGTCTGGGCGTTTTCCCAGATACACCCGTCTGCGGATGCACCGCCACCACCGCCTCCACCACCTGCGCCGCCCATGATCTCAAATCGGGTATTTGCGGAGTCGTACTTCACCTTTACGAACGCACCTGCTGCCGGAATGTCACCAGCAGCTAGGGCTGTTCCCCCAGACTTTGTAACAGACGTTGCTCCGACGCTGCTGATGTTCAGCGTCACCGCGCCTGTATTGGCCCCCGCAGCGAAGAAGGAGAACTCCTGTCCATTTGCCAGAGCAGAGAAGGGTGACGGCCCTGTAGCAGTGATCGTGTCTGTTCCAGATACGCTCGTCAATGTGAAAGCCGTGGCTTTCTGAAGACCATCGGGAGACACATAGTCAGTTTCGGCTACCAACGGGGTCTGGTAGTCAGTCCCTGCTACCAATGGGGCTTGATAATCCGTACCGGCTGAAGCTGCGGTAAGCCCGCCAGCCCCATCTGCCTTCTGTATGTCAGATCCAGACGTAGCGGGCAGATAGTCAGTACCCGCTACAGCCGCGCTTACATTTGTTCCATCACCTTTGACGATCCCTGTCGGAACATTCTCACCCGCCATCGTGCCAAGAGCGGTCGAATCGGCTTTAGACGCCACGGCTGTCGCAATAGCGTCGAATTCCGTATCGAAATCCACGCCCTTGATGATCTTGTTGGGGTTGCCGCTAAGTAGCGCGTCTTTGGCGGTGAAGTTTGTCGTCTTGGTGTAATCGCTCATTTCAACAGCCCTTGTGATTTGGCTTGCATTGCCAATGCGATAGTGTTGGACTTCACCATTTCATTCCTGAACGATTCTACCGCAGCGCCGGTTTCCCGTCCAACTTTACTGCCTTCAATCAATAACATCGGAAGCCACTTTATTGCACAATCCGGCATATCGACCTCACCACCTTGAGGGCTTGTCCCCCTCACATGCGTCCAGAACATGCACTTCGCCTCCACACAGGAGGACTTCAGTAATGGACAGAGTGGGCCTTTATCCTTGAACATCAGTCTTTGGTGGCGACGATAACATCGACGTACTTGAGATTAAGGTTGTTCAATCCGTGACTGTGGCCCCCACCACCCCCTGTACTACCAACGGTAATTGAAGCGTATCCCGTTCCAGTGGTAGTAGTGGATGAGTTGATATAGTAAGACGCACCATCACCGCGAACCGCGTTACCACTGCCGAAGACAAACGTAGAGTCAGAGTGAGTGTGACCGCTATCAGTTGCAGAGTGATTGTGACTTGGAATGTCTGTCGTCGTCAGCGTGTAGCTGGCGGTGCTTTTGCCTGTTCCAAACACAGCCGTATAGGCATCCGTACCGCCTGTTGATGCTGTACCGGATACTACGCGGAGAGCAGCATCATTGTTCGTAGTATCTTTTGTCCATCCGGTCGGGGCAGTCGTCTGTTTGAATAACATGGCTGTACCGGAGGCAAACACCACTGTATCTGCGTTGTACTGCTGAAGCGTGACGTTGAGATCCGCAGCGTCGTACTTGGTGGCGATAGCGACGGCGATAGCGTCAAATTCAGCCCCTAGTTCTGTTCCGCGAATGACCTTGTTAAGATCACCAGTAGGAAGTGAGTCTTTCGCCGCATAGTCTGCCTGTTTAATGTAATCACTCATACGCGTCCATCCTTGGAGAAAATCTCGATCTTCTGAATGGACACAGGGACTCCACTCACGTTAGCTTCAAATCCGAATTGCAGCACTTTACCTGATCCGCCACCATTAACAGACATTGTGTTGATGGTTATATTGGCGGAGTATTCAGCGGTTGTATTGTATTCCGCTACACCGTATTCAGCAGCCGTTCCGATAGCAGGGATGTAATTCGTCCTTGTAGTGAATGTCCCTTCAAAGTCATACGCCCACTTGAACACGATTGCTTGGTTCAATCCGCCGATGAGCGTCAGAACAATACGCTTCAAGATGGATGTCTGGATCGGATTACCGAAGTCGATCCATGTGGTGTAGTACAGCATCCGATAGACGGCAGCATTGTCGAGATAGGTGTCGTGATTACCGATATACCCCGCCAAACCGAACAGCGTCACGCGGTTCTTGGTTTCGCAGAACGCTTTGGGGCTGATGCTCGTCCAGTAGGTCGTTTTGGCAGAGCCGTCCTGCAAACGGGCGCGGGTATCGAAGCAGTAGATGCGCGACGATGCTGGTAGAGTCAGCAGGTAGAAACTATTGACGGCGCTGAAGCATGACTTGATGTTCTCGGTATCCTCAACATCGAGGTAGCCTTGAAGGTCATCATGGACGTTCTTGCTGATCTGCGTGAAGGGCGCAGACTTCTCTTGAATAGTACGCTTCAGGGAGCGCAAGCCGGTATCCGACAGGAACCAAATGTCGTCACCTGTTGTCTGTACCGAGTCACGGGCGATACACCCAATACCCACGATACTGTCCTGCCGCGTCATGTTGGAAGGATCACCAGCACCCTGATAGATCAGGATCTGCCGCCGACCGAAGATGTAGAGGAAGTCATTATGCGCCCCTAGCGCCACGATCTCATCATTACCATCAGGCCAGATGTTGCGCGTATCAAGCGTACCGGCTGTGCCGCCTGTCCAGACATGTGGAGAGATCAGATCAGAGAAGTAGAGCGTGTATTTGTTCGATGCGGTATCCGCCGCCCATACTCGACCATAAGCCGACAGCGCCACGTTACACTGAGGGACTGTACCCGCAGTACCAGACTTTTCGTTCAGTCGGCGGAATTCTGTGGTCGATACGGCAGGATCGTAGATCAGCGGGTCGTAGCCACGCTGCCAGAACATCCCGATACCGTTCAAGTCACAGAAGTACCAGTTATTGGCAACAATACTCGGAGCAGATCCACCACCGCCATAGGTAAGCGTGGTAAGCGTAGTTCCTGACAGTTTGAACAGATAGCCACCCCCTGCTGCCAACACAGTGCTGGTGCCATCTACGCCGATCAGTTCGCCAATACAGGTGATGTCGCTCGTACCAAGATCGACATTCGCAGCATGGGCAGGTGTCCAGCCCTTCCGTGATGCCACCCGACCCGACTTGTCGATCACGCAGTTCTGCGCGTCTAGCGCGAAACTCTGCGACAGATCGACAGGACTTTCAGCCGAGTTCAGGCCAAGGAAGCCCGGAGCCGAGATCGAGTAGGTCGAGTATGGTTTGGACATCAGTTAGCGACCCAAGTATCGTTTTCGATGAACCGGCTGGACTCCAGTGCAATGTAGTCAGACAGTACGTTCTTGAACAGTTGGTAGGCTTCAGAACTTGGCAGGCCGCCATCTTCACCGCGTTCCACCAACGCTCTGGCGAAGGCCCCTGCGACAACAGGTTCGCCGGGTACGGAGATAACATCCGCATCATCCGACAAGGCTGCTTGAGGGAGGTACAGATTAGCCTTCAACGTGAAAGTACCATTCGGTGTCGGGAACAGTTCAATCTTGCTATCAGTCCCATCGTGACCGTTCCATGCGTAGTAGCAAGGTGTGCCGGTCTGTACGGTGGTAAGCTGTTGCTGATCGATGATCCACTGGATCGGCACGTTACGCAGCGTCAGGCTGTTGGTCGTGTCGTTGAGCGTCATGTCGCGGGGGCGCAGACCAGATCCGGTAACAGTGTAGGTGCTGGTGCCGCCGGATGTCGTAACAGTCAGCGTCGATGCCAGAGCGTCCCAGTTCCAAGCATCTTCTACCTGACGTTTGGCATCATTGACGTACCGCCCGATAAGTTCAGAGTATGCGTCTGCTGCAACGCCTCCCACTTCCGTTTCACGGAGGCGGGAGAGTACGTCATTAACGAGTTCAAGGTAAGTCATCGAAGCCCTCGCGTTTTCTCAATCCGCAAGCGGGGTAATCCACCGCCTTCGTATAGTTTAACCAACCCAAGCGCGTCTTTCCTGTCCCGCACACCTAATTGTTTCATGCCTGCAGCGAATTCATCTTCGAGGGCATTCAATGCGGCCTGATTCTTCTTCTGGAACATACCGCCGCCTTTTGATATAGCCATTTTAAGCCGCTCAGACTCATTTATGAATGCTTCAACAGACGCGCGGATAGCCGGTTGCTGAAGAACCTCTAGTTTTAGCATGAACTCGTTAGTCGGAACGTCATGCCGTTCGGCGAGGCGCTTATTCGGTGGCAGTGGAGGCTCATATTCTGTAACCCCCAACATACCACGCGGTTGCGGCGCGTTAGGCTCTACAACGGGCATCCGTAATGAGGGGGGATAGTTCTCTTCAGGAACAAGAGACAAACCCGCCGCTCTAGGTGTAGGGGAATAAAGCGGGCCTAAGCGCGGCTGCAAAGGCATATCAAGCCCCGCTGCCTGCACCGCGCCTCTAGGGGCTGCGGAAGCAGTGTCTTCCAGAGAGAGCATCCCCCGTGTAATCGGCGCTGCTGCCGCTGGTGCGCTAGGTAGCGGCCCAAGGGGGGCCAGCGATAGCGGAGGTGAAGATACCTTGACAGGAGAAAATAGCCCTGTCACTTCTGGTAGCACATTCGCCGCTTGGTATTCGGGGGACAGCATACTACTACGCAAGCGTCGAGCGTACAGTCCTTCAGCTATAGTACCGAGAATGCCAGTAGATACCGGCGCACCAAACGGAGCGCCTAGCGCCGCCCCGGCTGTACCGCCGTGGCCGGTACGATACATACGCATCCCACCGCCAGCTATCTCTGAAGGTAGTATTCCGGTCGTAGCGGGAAAATGCGCGGCGATATTTTTCAGCTTCGCCAATTCCCCCGTAAGATTAGCTTTAGCCGGAGCACCTTTTAACAACCCTTGGATATTGATGGCCCCCGTTGGGGTCATCAAATCCTCTATAACATATGTTTTAGC